GGCTGCAGTTGAAAGTCAGCAATGGACGTGCCGGTAAGTTGATGAATCTGATCTTCGCAGAAAATAAACAACGAGTTACGAAAAGTGACTAGCTGTACGACTGCACTGTCTACCTTGATAGACCCTGCGCCGTTTGCTGCAGAAAAATCTGTTTCGCTAAAGGGCGCAGAAAACACGATCTCTTGGGGGTTAGATGACATGCCCGCAAAAAACATGTGGTTCTTGTGTAGGGCTACCGTAGAGGGGTCAGCAGGTGCGCCAGTAGTGTTTACAGCAGTAACGGAACTATTATTAAATATGGCAGCGTTATTAACGCCGTCTACATAGATTATTTTTTCGTTGTTGTCAAAGTTGTATGTAACAAAGCTGTAGCGTTCAGCACCAGTTCTGCCCGTCTGTATCTCTGTCCACGATCCGCTGGTGCCACCCTTAAAAACTTTTGTGCCCCGTGCAGCAATTATGTTGCCCTTATATATAGCCACACCAAGAATTTTTTCTGTAGAAGCACTCGTCTGCGGGACGATAGTAGAATTGTACTTTGAAAAACCATTGATACGACGATAGCCGCCTGAAATATCCGGCTCAAAATTAATAAGTTCAAGGGCCGCGCCGGGGGGCATAGAGAACGAATCCCTGTTAAGAATTAGTCCGCCATCTAGCTTTACAACAAATGGACTTAGTAGGGAAGTATCGGGCATTAGACGGCTCTCATGTAATCCTTACGATTAATCAGTTCGATACGCATACGAGACAATCCTTCTGTGTAATCTCGCAATGCAAGCTGTGAGAATTGCACATCGGAGCGTAGCATGTGTGCGTAGTACCTAGCGCGATTTACAATAACGTCGTGAAATCTTTCTGGAATAGTAGGTGTGTCTGTGTTTGAGGACATATCGCTGACTGTCTTATAGTAGTAGTACCTAACGGTGTAGGTGGACACGTCTGGTACAGGAGACAATCCTAGCTTTTGGTCGGGCGTCTTATAGATAAACTCTGGCAAGGCACGTGAACCCGTGTCAGGATTTGTATCGGTCTCATTGCGCCGATCTAGGTATTCATTAAATGAAAGATACCTTAGTTTTTTTTCTGCTGTCGATGCGGATTCTTGTACGGTAAAGCTGTCATAGTCAACAGTCTTCGCATCTGATTCTCTGGCGTACTCTGCTGTTCCTGCAGTAGTTGTGAAAGATTGGCTAACAACGGTAAACGGCCACTCGATTTCTGAGTTGATAATATCACGTTGAGCCTTGTTAATAAAATCAGCAACAGATGTTTGTATACCCCTAGTCGAAGCCACGTTAGTGATTTCAACCTCGTTGATCTCTCGAAGAACAGAATTGCAGAGTTGGAGATAATTCATGGGTTACCTGTTAGGTTCGTAAAACTCTTCGGCTGTAACAACTACAGTTAGAGTATCGGCTGTTGCAGCGGCGACGATAATCTTGTCTCCGGCGTTGATATATAAGGGCTTGTCCACTGTAAAAATGGAAACAGAACCCTTGCCAGTCACAACGTACGATGTTTGCAAAGTATGGGTCGTTCCAGCAGAAGCATCGCGATATTTTAGAGTGTAATTACGATTGCTCGAATCGTTATTTGAAATCATAACGTGTTCGACGTGAGAAGAAAAATTAGCCGGAACAACATAGCAGTCTGTGTCGCTTGTGTTAGCTAGGACAGATACAGTGGTAGAAAACTTTGATCCGTTAGTAAGTACCGTCATCTCTAGTACCCGTTAAGCTTCGCTATCCAGAACTGCAAGTGCTGCCAGCTTGTCCTCAGCATCCGCCCAAGCTTGGACCGCCTTGTCCATTTCTTCAAGCAAATCCGGATGTTCACCGATAGCAGCAGGATTGTTCGTGTAATTCGCATATACAAAGAGTGCATCTTTTTGCTGGGCCTCGTACTTGTGCTTCAATGCTTCGTAGGCAAGTCGTTTCATGTCGGTCTCCCTGTAGAGCATTATACACCTATTTTAACAGTTTGGCAAGGACTTATTTCTTTTGTGACTCGCGGATTGCTTTGAGTGTTTCTTGAATGCTTGGCGGCTTGGCATCGTTAGGCTCATACTTACACTGAAACTCGCGGGGGAACCACTCGTCCATACGAAAAAACAACGTGTCCACCGTGTTGTTTACGCCGTGATATACGCACACCCTCTGCTTGTCTACGGTAGTGCAGCCCTTCAGGCGACAGGCCACGTATTCTGGCTCTGCAGCATTAGCAACCTGACCCTTCATAAATACGACGAAGGCGTATAGGGCTGCAGCACCTGCAGTAACTACCAGTATCCACGCTACAATCTCTACAAACTTCTGCCTGCGTTCACGCTGCTTGTAGAGTGTTTCCTTGCGCTGCTTACGTATCTGGCCTTCCATTGCCACAAGGGAGTCCCACTTTGACTTGCCCATTGTCAAAGAAATCCACTGCTGCAGTTCGTATCTCTGCTGCTTTGCTTTTTCTTTATTGGCAAATGCAGTTATGGCTTCCTGCTCTACCGTCTGTCCAGCAAACAACTTCTTGAATATCGGTGGGTTTTTGGCTTCCTTCTCCGCCTGCTCCAAGTCAGACATGGCACCCATCCAACGAGACAAATCCCCTGCCATCTGTTCGATGTCACGGCCTACAGCAAAACCCTTCTTGATTGCTGAAAAAGCTGCCGAAGCAGTTGCCATTGCTGAGATGGGGTCCATCAGTATACTTTCGTGTTGTCGTTAACTAGTTTGGGTAGGCAGTAGGAGGTTATCTTTTCTCCCTGTTTATGTAGGACTTGGGCATACCATACGCAGTCGTTGAGGTCTGCAAAGTACATGTCGTTGCTGACCATCTGTCTGTCCTCTCCCGTGCCCAAGAAAACGAACAGGAGAAAGACGTGTTTCATTAGTCAGGCTTCTCTGCACTAGCGGAGGCTCTACGTCCTTTAGAAGAACTGGGATTGATAGCATCAAATCCCTTTCCGCCTAGTCCGGGGGGCATGGCAGGTTTGTTTTCGTCATGTCCCCGCATTAGACGAATAAAATTCGAGACTGGCCCGTAGTCATCCAGAAACTCTCGCAGACCGTAGTTATTTTCGTCTCTTTGTATGCCACTCATGGTGGTGTTTTTACGCTTGCTCATCAAAACTCTCCCTTGACCATTGCGTCCGAAAGCTTAGTGGCCCGCGAACCGACTTGTGTCGCCCAACGCGAATCGAGCATCTCCCGTCCAGCGGCGTCGAATTTATTTTCGTGTATCGCATTCCACATGCGCTTGAATTTACAGAGACGGGGAACACCCATGTTGAAGGCCATGTCCATCAGGATCAATTGTCGAACGGAGTCGAGGTCCTTCACACACTCGTGTACGCGACACAGTTCATCCTCGACGATCTTCATATCGTTCATAGCAAGGTAGCGGGCATCAGCCTCTGTAATACCATGCTCGTATACGACAGCCATCGACGGGATGTCCATGTGATCCAGTTCTTCTTTGCTGATACCGCGATCCTTGAGATTACGTCCGATACCAATCGTGTCGATACCCAGTGTATCCTGATAGACGGTAAGGACCATGCCCTCGTGTGCAATCAGTTTGTCTAGGAAGTGTGAGGTGTTGTACTTCATTTTTTGTGTACCTTCTGTACTTCAAATGATGCACGAGTAGATGCACCCTTGTGTGGCTTATATCCTCCGGAAGGATTCTTCATCAACTTGTAGCTTTTACCGGACTTCATCCAGTGAAATCCTTTGGGGGCTTGTATCGACTTTTTCATTTCTGTTTTCTCCTCCCATCCAGATACCAAACGCACCTGTCATGGCTCCCATTACAACGCTTACAAATGCGGACTGTGCTGCAGTGGGGCTGTCCAAGTTCATAAACCACTCTGCACAACGCCAACTCATCAGTGTCATCACGAGCATCATAAAGCGGGGCAGAAGCTTCCATTTTGAGATGCGTTCGAATGTTACGTCAGCCACGCCTATTTCTTTCCGAAGAACTTCGTCGCGCTTCGTACGCCAAAGCTTGCAGCAACAATAACGCCCAAGCTGTACTGGTACCATTCAGGCATTTGCTCCAGTTGTTGAAATCCGTGTGAGACAACATCTTCCATACCCGGTATGAATGCTAGGATCAGGGGAACCGAAAACAGGATAACCAGCCACTCATCCTTCCACGAGTTCTGACTACCCTTGATCGCTTCCAAGTCCCAGTCTATTTCACCTGTTGCTTTCTTTTCCATAATGACCGCTTCGGCTTTTGCCATCGCGACCTTCGCACCTGTTTCGGCTTTGGTCTTTTCGACCTTGCCCTGTAGCCATGTGCCAGCTAGTTCAGAAATCGGACCTATCAGTAGGTTTAACATTTCCACCTCTTCCGTGCTTGGCGAAGACGACTATTCGGATTCTTCGCTGCCTTCGGGAATTTCTTCATCTGTCCTGCAGAGCGGGCACAAAATGACTTGCGACGTTTTGCTGCCTTGCTTCCGGGCTTTACTTTACCTGTCACTGCAGTCTTGAGTTTGCTGCCGGGGTTCTTCTTGCGGTATGCAGCCACCCCAGCCTTCGTCATACCCGCACCCTTCTTGGTAGGGCGGAAGTTCTTCTTATTGCGGGCAGGCATGTTGTCAGGCTTTTTTGCCACTGGACTTCTTCCTTTTTCTGCCCGAAGCTGTTACAGACCAGTTCACTTTTCGTGGTCCGGTCTTCTTTGCTGCTTCTTTCTTGGTTATGCGCTTGGCAACTTTGGCTGGCCTACATGCGGGGTAGGGCCGCTTCTTCTTTTCTGATCCGGAACGACCACACTTCTTGCCGGTCTTTACATCCCGCCAGTCTTCCTTGAACCATTTTGTTAAACCGCCCTTCGGTTTAGCCATACCTAGTAAGTTCCGCCACGCTTTTTATACGTCCGAACAAGCCAAGCATTTGCATATGCTGACGGGTAGACATCAAATTTCTTCTTTGCCTCTGCCTTCACACGAGAATACAGTGCAGGATTCTTAGGCTTTGGACTGCCCGACTTCTTCTTCTTTGGTTTGGCTGGTGCTCTAGGTGCCATAGGTGTATCCCCCGCAAAGGTTATTGCTTATAACATGAATTGAGTAAGGAGTAAAGGGGGCAAGTTGCCCTGCCCCCAAGATTATTATGTGCCCGTAGTTACGGAAGCAGTCTGCTTAGGACCTGTTCCGATATCACACAGGATAGCGACAACGCGGAAGCGTCCTGCAGTTACGCCTGCACCCAACGCCTTAACCTGAATGGCGTCAGCAGCAATAACAGTATTGATGCCCGCAGCCTTGAGGTTAAACTGGTAGATGGCGTCAGCGTTTCCGTCAACACCGTCAGCAAAAGCGTCGATGTCAGTGCTGAGACCCACATCGTAGGTCAAGCCTGAACCGCCTGCTTCAAGAACGTCGAT